TCATATCATTTCCGGTCGGAACAGGATGCTCCTGCATTGCTAAACAATATCCATAACCAGTTATATTTGCCGCTTCCATTGCGTCCCAAATGGCTTGTGCAAAATCTCTTCCTTCAAGATATTTATCAGGATCTCCTCTAACCATAATTTGTACTGGAGTAACATGAGTCCGATATGCATTTCCAAAAACTCTATCTGGTTCTGCACCAGCTCCAATGATTACCCAAATGCTTTTTGTTGGGATGGTAACCTGACCGGACAAATTTGTTTTTGGCGGTTGTAATGGACCTAAAAAAATATTGTTGCCAAATGGTTGATTATAAACTCCTAATCCATTATCATGCAAATATTGAGCAATATCATTGTCGGGATTCATTTAACCACCCCATCCGCCGATTTTTAATTTTTTTATTGCTTTTTTGGCAGCGCTTATATTTGGATTTTCGGGAAACGAACTTTTTGAAGCTCCTTTATTCATGTCAAATAATCTTTTTGCATAATTAGTGACTTTTTTACTAAATCTAAAACGGTGAGCATACATTGGATCTTCCAAAAATTTTGCCTTTCCAACTTCATGGTTAAATTCTGTGTGTTCGTGCTGAACTACAACATAATCAGCCGATGGTCCACCATATCCCATTTCCACTTTGACGTTTGATAAAGTAATTTCTGGCAATGTCACGTACCCAGAAGCTTTCATAGTTCCCAAGTCTACAGGAGATTGTTTTTTTGAATCGGTCATAATATTTGACGCTTCTAAGTATAATCCACCACCCAAAGCTTCTCCTAATCTTGATGGAACTTTTTTAAGATTCACTAATATTTTTTCATTACCAGTAATTTTCATTTTTATTCCTGGTGGCATTATAAAAACACCTCGCTCCAATCGTGATATCCAAACTCATCAACGTTATTACTAATCGCTTGTGGATGATGGGCAATAGACCAATTTAAATGATCTTCTCCGGGTAACCAAAAAATATCGGATGCATCAATAGCTACCGGACCAACTAAAACAATTTGCTGATTGCTAACAGTTTCCAAACCATTTTTATTAGTTATTTTACGAATTTTTCCGACAACTCGCGCCAATATAGCAGTCGGTAAATTGTATCTATCTTCTCCGGTTTGTGGATCAGGATAATTCATGGATGACATATATACAGTTTGTTTAAGTTGCTGTTGTAATTGATAATCCATTTTTTAATCTCCTTAAAATGATGTACTATTCATGGTATCAGTATTGTAGTCATCCATCCCAATGCTAAAAGCAGGTTGTTTAATAGTGATATCTGATTCCGCATCTTTTTTTTCTTGGACTAATCTTCCACCAATATATATTCCAGCTGATTTTCCCGCTTTTTTTTCCAAATCCTTAGCACGGTCCGAAAAAGCTTTTGCTCTTTGTGATGCAGATATCGATAATCCTGCATTATTTGTATCAACTTGAAACGAAAATTTAGTGGCAATTGCTCTGCAAATTTGAGCAGCGGCCATATAATTGTTAGGCGTTCCGGTTGATGTGTAAATTATCTCTTCATCGGTAACCATTGGATTTCCGGAACTAGTATCGCCTGATAAAAATCTCAAAGCATCTAGTCTTGATATACTTGGATCTCCAGAATAACTCCATGTCATATCATCACCACCTTAAAAAGACACTCCAGCATATTTCCCAGATAACGTTCCAGTTGAAGTTGCCGCTGTAGATCCATAAGCACCTTGAATTTTTAAATCTGTATAATAATCTGTAATTTCAAATTTAGTAGAAGCAGCAGCAGCTAAAGCCGCAGATGATAAAACAGTTAAATCATAATTTGCTCCGCCGTCGATACTACCCAAAACTTTATAAGCCAAATCTGTCGAAGCTGCAGTCAAACTGATTACCTTTGTTTTCATATGCCGACAATCAAATTTACCTAAATCAGTAAATCCCGTAGAAGTTATGTTAAGGCTTGTAAAGTCGTCAAAACTTCCTCCGATTTCATAGGCTCTTGACCAACTTTCTCCCATTTAAATTCCCCCTTTTTGTCACCATAATATTTAAGTTCGTCGCGTGCTGACCAAACTCTTAAAATATAATCACTATTATCGATAGAACCCTGAAATTTGGCTTCATTTACATCGATTTGATGTAAATTAGTAAGTAATGCAGCATATTCATTTTTTATTTTTTGAATAGATTCATTATTACTGTTGTCTTCACGTGCTATTATTTCGTGGAATTTATAAAGCAGATTTCTTTTTTGCTGTTCCATTTGAGCGATTTGATTACTCATATCTGTCGACCTAGCTTCAATTTTTACTCGCTTTTCGGCATCTTCCTCATATCCATAAAGATAAGCTTTTTTAAGCAAATCAGATTTAGGTGGAATAAAAATTTTTATTCCGCGGCCTGCGGCTACTCCTAACCAATATTCACAGGAAGGACGCTGAAACCCATATTCTCTATCCAAAAGTCTATCAGATGCCATATCAATCCCATAAATTCGAATCTCTTTAAATCCTTCTAAAATAGCTAAAGCAATCATAAACGAGCAAGAATTTGTTAAATAATTTCCGTACTGAAACTCTTTTAAAATTTTTTGCAATGGATATTCTTTACTCATTGGGATATCATCATGTTTTTGAATCATATAAATCGGTATTTGAGCAGTTTTTAACCAATGTAAATGTTCTTGATTGCGTAATGATTTTTCGATTAATTCCCGGATGTGCATTTCAAACCACCGATCTGCTTTTGGAATGTTTAGATAAAGGTCATTCATGCCCCAATACTCAAAATCTGGTAGATTCCATGGAACATCAGCCAAAGTATAAGGACAATATCCAAGTATAATAACTTTGTCTTTTTTTGTCTCTTTAGTCAAAATATCTCCTCCATATATAAAAAATAAGATAATTGGCCGTCACAAATGGCGGCCAATTTAATTATGTCGTTAACGGTATAAAACAATTACTTGCTGTACTCCACCAACAAAATTTTCCGGATGTCGAATAACCAATTAAACCAGCATTTCCGCTCGTTGATAAAGTAGAAACAGCTCCAACGGTAACACCGCTAGAAAAAGTTCCTCCTACAGCCGTAAAATCATTTCCACAAACTAAATCACTGCTTGCTTTAACATTATTCCCGCTTGTGCTCGTAATTTCTGCGCCGGTTGTAAAACTATATTTTCCATGAGCGATTTCACCATTATATTTTTGTAATAATCCCATTTTTAATCGCCTCCTTTGGGTTTTCGCCCTCTTTTAGCAGGCAAGGAGTCAACTTCTTCAGTTGACTCCTTTTGATCTTTTATTGCGATTTGAATTTTGTCGTAGTCTTTATCGTTTTCCGGTTTTCGTAAATATCCAGCATTTAATAAACTTTCAGAATTAGGCCATTTCGAAACATCAACTGGTGTATCAATTACCAATAAATCATCAAACGCAACAAAAGGCTTTCGAACCAAACACCAATCATTAAAAGCCATTTTAAGCCACCGCCCCGGACATGAAAATTCCAAGATCGGAACCAGTAACTTTCATATCATATGCCATTTCGCCTTCGATACGGTCAACTTTGGTCAAATCGTTACGAATTTTACCAGTAGTCACACCATATGCATTTCGGGCGCCATATCCAGTCCACGCAAACGTGTATCCAGCAGAAGGCATCATGCGGGACGGGCGCGGATTTACATAGCATAATAAAGCATGCTTTCCGTAAATTTGTGCAAAACTATCTGCGGCACCTTCAACACCACTATTATAAACCGCATCCCCAATAATAATCCGATCAATATCAAGAGCGCGAGCAACCATATCAGTTGTCAAAGTAGCAGTTTCTCGATTATATTTATAACATTCTTTAATATCAGGATGCCGTTTTAAAACATCCCAAACTTCGCCGCCAATTAATAGAGTGTTTGGATTAAATCCGGTTCGAGTTTTAATATACCTTTTATAATCAGCGATATCTTTTATCGGATCAGAAGCGGCGAATGAACTCCATTGGGTAAAATCGGAACCACCGGTTTTATCGGTCCATATCGATGTATTAAAAAAGTTATTGACAAAATCACGTTCACGTTTGATCATTAGTCGTTGCATTACAAATTCATTAGCATCAGAATCTAGATTAATGATTTCGTCGCAATTAGCACGAGTTTGATCGTCAATATCCTTATGGAATGCATAAACCGAACAGGAATAATTGTCGTTACTCAAAGTATATCCACTACCGGCTGATTCCTGAGCCGGTCCGCGTAATTGGGCTTCATCCCGAAACCAAACCCCTTTGTCGTAGACATAATATTTATCCATTTGTTTTGATACCGGGATAACTGGAAAAATTTTATCCGCAATAAATTCGGATTGGCTTTGAATATATGCAATCGATAAATTTGTCAACGGCTGACTAATATGCACATCTTGAATTCCAGGTTGTGCTTTACAAATTACTTCCATAAATATCATCTCCTTTGATTTAAAAATAAAATGTTAATAAATATTAGGACGTACTCTTATCACTAAACGGAGTGGCACAATTAACAAATGCAGTAATATATTGCGAAGAACTTGCTCCTTCGATTACTACTCCAACGTTATAACTTCCATTGTCCGCTGCGGCATAAGTATATTTATCAGCCCTTCCAACGCTTGATGGTTTAATCGAATCACCGCCAACCAAAGTTGCATCTGCGACAATTTTAGTAAATCCAAAAGAGCAAACTGTAACCGCTCCACCAACTTCGGTACTAAAAACATCTTGCAAAACTCCTATTGGTTTAGCGGTGGTCGAAGTAATTACATTTACGGTATTGTTGGTAGATTGATATACAAAGTAATGCTTATAACTACTTAGATCTGCCGCTTGTACAGTACCCGGAATAGTAACCTGAAATCCTTCCCAAGCCATAAAAATCATCTCCTTTGTTTAAAATAAAAAACACTCAATTTTTTGAGTGTTTCAAAGTTAAATTTAATTTTTAAAACAATTATTGCCGCTTTTC